TCCGGCACAGAGTAACACTCAGCTACAGGTAAACCTAGACAACAAACAGTATGGTAACACCGTACCATCAGGTTCGTTTAATATAAGTCCAGAAGGTAAAGCACAGGCTGAAGCAAACAAGAAAGCAGCAGCAGCTAAAGCGGCAGCAGATAAGAAAGAAGCTACAAGAAAGAGAACGTTTGATCCTAACAGATTACTCTCTGATTTAGATTCAAAATCTATATTTTCTAACGAAGCTAAGTTAGCTGGTAGATTAGGCACATCTTTAGCAGATACATTTGCTAAACCTAAGTTTATGTATCAAGGTAATTTTGCCGGAAGGATGCCCGGGTATAGTAATTATTTTTCACCAGACGTTGGGTCAGCAGCACCTTACACACGTAAAGGTGCTTTAAAAGGTATACCATTTGCTGGTGCTGATGACGCAGGCTCACTTACACGATTTGCTGTACCAAAAGATGCAAAGTTAAGCAGAAGTGTTTTAGGTATTAGACAATATAAACTTAACCCATCACAGATGGGAAAACTAGGCATGGGACTAACGGATGATGCTGCTAAACTTGGACTTAAAGGAGCAGCAAAATTTGGAACAAGAGCTATACCATTTGTTGGAGCCGGTATATCACTTGCTGATTCATTTAATAGAGTGAGAGAGGGAGACTATGGAGGAGCTGCACTAGCAGCAGGCTCGGCAATACCCGGACCAGTTGGTTGGGCAAGTCTTGCAGGGTTAGCAGCTAAGGATATTAGTACAGCTATGAATACTACAGACACTCAGGTTGCAAGCACAGACGCTGGTGGATTAAACATCGGTGGTGGTGTAGATAGTGGTGATGCTCCTACATCTAATTTAGGTAGAGCATTAACATTTACTAAGAATTTAGTACAACAACCGAAGGCTGCATTAGCTTATGGTTCTGATGTATTAAGTCAAGCGTTCTCTCCCAAGTTAGCTGACGGCACACTAACAGGTAACATGGACTTTGCTGGTAGACTACCGGGGCAAGAAGGTTTTGATAACCAAGATGTCAAGATAAAGTCAGCAGTTAATAGTGCCATGGATAGTAAATTTGTCCAGCAGTACGGTGAAAACCTAGGTCTACCTAAAGACTTTAAGGCACAGACTCAAGATGCACTAGCTGCATTGGGTGAGAACTATCAAGGTGCAACAGCAGACAGAGATGGAATCTATAAAGGTACATCAGAGACTCTCAAGAATTTATCATCAGATGAAAGGCTTGCTCCAGTTGCTAAGTTTCTAAACCAATTAGGTACAGACAATGAGAATGTATCCGATCAAGCTAGAAATGAAAACTTTCAAGCTATGGGATTCAATACTCCATTTAGTAATGAGTCAGTAGCTGATATGATTACTGCATTTCAACCTAACGTTGAGAAGATGACAGGTCTTAGTACAGCAGAACGTGGCTTGCTTCAAGGCGGTGGAGGTAACAGACTTATATCTGGTAAACTTACAGACGCTGCTCGAGAAGCAATCACTGGTTACAAAGGTGCAGGCGAAAGTCTTGGACTAGAAAAAGGTACTCCATTAAGTATCAGTAATATGTTAGGTGCAGGCCAGTTGATAGCTCAGAATCGGAACACTGAAGGCACACTGGCTAATCAAAGAATGACTGAGATAGGTAACTTAGCTAACCAAGCTGGTCAGATCACAACACCATCACTAATCAAAGGTATCATTCCTAGATTTGGTGGCAGTGGTTCGTTCAGACCTAGTGCAGTATCAAGCTTAGGAGGATCAGGCAATCAGCCTGCACTCGCAACAGCACCACCAGCAGTACAACAAGAATTACCACTACCACTGATAACACAGCAAACAGGTGTTGGTGCTGGTAACTTACAGAACATACAACAAAACGCATACAATAATCAGATGAGTATGTATGGAACTAACCCAAACTACTTTGCTCAGTTTAGACCACAGCAAAGGTTTCCTCGAAGAGGTAGGTTTAGATCAGCATTTAGTAGAGATTATTTTAATTAAATCATGACAGCAAAATCTAGGTATGATAATTTATCCAGTGATCGTTCCCAGTTTTTGACCGAAGCAGAAGACGCCACCAAACTTACACTACCATATCTTATCAGAGGACACGAAGAGTACTCGAAAGGTATGAAACAACTGAAGACACCTTGGCAGTCCGTGGGGGCTAAAGGAGTTGTAGCGTTAGCATCAAAGCTATCTCTATCGCTCGTCCCTCCACAGACCAGCTTCTTTAAGCTACAGCTAGATGAGTCTCAGCTAGGAGAACAGTTTGGTCCAGAAGTAAAATCAGAACTTGACTTATCATTTGCAAAGATAGAACGTACCATCCTTGATGCTATCGCAGCATCAGATGATCGTGTAGTAATACACCAAGCATTACAACATCTCGTTGTAGGTGGTAATGCACTTATCTTTATGAGTAAAGTAGGACTGAAGTTATATCCTCTTAATCGCTTCGTGATAGAACGAGATGGCAACGACCAAGTGATTGAAATTATCACAAAAGAAAGAATCAATAACAAGCTCATTCCTAATTTCGAGATTACAAAAGAAATGTTAGGAGGAGACGATCCAGATACACATGAATGTGATGTGTTCACTCACGTTAAGAGAGATAACAACAGGTTTGTCTGGCATCAAGAGGTACACGACCAAAGAGTACCGGGGTCACAAGGTAAGTCACCAGTAGATAGCACACCATGGCTACCACTACGTTTCAATACAGTAGATGGAGAAGCTTATGGTAGAGGTAGAGTAGGACAGTTCATCGGAGATCTTAAGTCTCTCGAAGCATTGTCTCAAGCTATAGTAGAAGGTAGTGCAGCAGCC